AAAAGCCCCACAGCCCGAAGGTGGCCCCCGCAAGAAGTCATTCTGCGCCCGGATGAGTGGTATGCCCGGCCCCATGAAAGACGAAAGCGGCAAACCGACGCGAAAAGCTGCGTCCCTAAAAAGATGGAAATGCTGATATGACCGAACATCACGACACCGCAAAAAGTGTAGTAGACGTAGTGTCTGTTGCTACGGTGGTAGGCACACTTGTACAACTACTACCTGCTGTAGCCGCGCTTCTTACCATCGCATGGACAATAATCCGCATTTACGAAACCGAAACCGTCCAGAAGATGCTGGGCAAAAGGAACGATAATGGCTGAACCAAAACCAAAAGTAAAAGCAGAACCGAAAGCAGAACCAAAGAAAAGTACCGCAGCAATACCATCCGATATTGCGGATGTACTGCAAACGCGGAAGAACCAAAAAGATTTCGAGGCTGGCGAGAAAGCCCGTAAGAAGAATATGGGCGAGATTGGGTTCAAGTCCGGTGGCTCAGTCGGCTCCGCATCGCGACGTGCTGATGGCTGCGCAGTTCGCGGCAAAACCAAAGGGAGGATGGTCTAATGGCTAAGGCAATGAAATTTGGTTCTGGTAAAGTCAAACGCTACTACCAAGGCGGTACGGCTACAGCATCAACCTCAATACCGGTACCAGAAAAAGGCACTGGCCTGAAAAAAGAAACCTTTGGTGAAGCGTTTAAGCGCAACCGTGCTAGGGGCGAGAAAACTTTTGAGTGGAACGGTAAGAAGTACACCACTGAAACTAAAGAAGATGTTGCGAAGAAATCCGCACCGGATGAATCCGCTGCTGAAACAGCCCGTCTTCGCCAAGTCCCCAAAGCCTCTAGTGCCGAGATGGAACGCCGAGGTAAGCGAGAGAAAGAACAGGCAATTGAGTCCGTAAATCCCGAAGATTACGTCGGCGTCGGCGCGGCAGCAAAAGCCCTCCCAAAACTTGCTGCCCGTGCTGCAGCTAAGACCGCCCCTAAAGCGGTTTCAAAGCGTGTTGAGCCTAATATGGCAAGTCCTAAGCGAACTCCTAAAGACGCTGATGAAGCCCGCTTTGCCGACGAAGGCAACCCAAACTTCAAGCGTGGCGGCAAGGTCAAGAAGATGGCTTCCGGCGGTTCTGCCTCCAAGCGTGCAGATGGCTGCGCAATAAGAGGTAAGACTCGTGCCTAGTACGAGTAAGAAGCAGCATAACTTTATGGCTGCTGTGGCCAAGAACCCCGCTTTTGCAAAGAAGGTTGGGGTTAAGTCATCCGTAGGTAAAGAGTTTCTTTCCGCCGATAAAGGCAAATCATTTAAACAAGGTGGTGCTATGGCTACAAAAATGAAATTCCCTGCTCCGAGCAAGATGGGCGCTGTTAAGACCGCTGCCCCTAGCAAAGACGGTGTCGCTACTAAAGGCAAAACCAAAGGCAAAATGGTGTCCATGCCCGGTGGTAAAGGTATGAAAAAAGGCGGAATGTGTAAGTAAGGGGTTAATATGAAATTTCTTAAGAAAGCACTAGGCGCAGTAAGCCCTTTATATGGGGCAATTACTGGCGAAGGCATGATGGGGCAGATGCTAAACCCCTCAGAAGCCGCTAAGATTGCCAAAAGGGCACAGGAAGAACAGGAAGCCGCCGAGAACCAAGCTAATATTGTTCGGCAGGAACGTATCAAAGCTAGTGCAACAAGCGGTATGAAAAAAGGCGGCAAGGTTTCGTCTGCCTCTAGTCGTGGTGACGGTATAGCCCAGCGTGGTAAAACGCGTGGAAAGATGTGCTGAGATGAGACCTTCTCGCGGTATGGGTGCAATCAACCCAGCTAAGATCAAAACCATCCGTAAAAAAGATGGTAATGAACCCGTGAAAGTGTATAAAAAGGGTGGCGAGGTTTGGGATAAACCCAACCCTAAGAAGAAATCAACGCTACTCTCCCCGGCAAAGAAGTCGGCAGCTAAGGCTGCAGCTAAGGCTGCTGGTAGACCCTACCCTAACCTGATCGATAATATGAGAATGGCGAGGAAGTAATGGCCGTAACCACCTCCACAACGAGTTTTAACCCAAACCTCAACGAGCTTATGGAAGAGGCTTTTGAGCGTTGCGGCGTGGAGATGCGTACTGGCTATCATTTCCGTACTGCGCGTCGTAGCTTAAACTTCCTTATCACCGAGTGGGCTAACCGGGGCATTAACCTGTGGACAGTAGAGCAGGGTCAGATCCCTCTAATTGAAGGGCAGACCGTTTATGATCTACCTAATGACACCGTGGATCTTCTGGAACATGTTATTCGCACTAGTCCCGGACAGCTTAGTACCCAAACAGATATCAACATTAGTCGGATTAGCGTCTCCACCTACTCCACCATCCCCAACAAGTTAGCCCAAGGGCGTCCAATTCAGGTGTGGATTAACCGCCGTTCGGGGCAGACTAATGACACACCCGGTGCAACTGCTGCGGTGCCTCAAATAAACGTCTGGCCAACTCCAGATCAAGGTACTGCCCTTCAGCCATTCTATTATTTTGTGTATTGGCGCTTACGCCGTATAGTGGATGCTGGTACGGGTGCTAATGTTGAAGAGATTCCGTTTCGCTTCCAGAACGCAATGGTAGCTGGGTTGGCATATATGCTGGCGATGAAGTTGCCAGACGTGTCTCCAGAGCGTTTGATGATGCTGAAGGGTCAGTACGACGAGGCTTGGGAACTAGCATCATCCGAGGACAGAGAGAAAGCACCGATCCGGTTCGTCCCACGGTCTACTTTCTACCGGTGATCTATGGGAAGTAAATACGCGTCTGGCAGACACAGCATAAGTGAGTGCGACCGATGTGGGTTTCGGTACAAGCTGACAGAGCTACGCAAGCTAATAATCAAGACGAAGCAAGTCTCGATCAAAGTATGTAAAAACTGCTGGGAACCAGATCAACCGCAATTGTCTCTTGGTCTGTATCCCGTAAATGATCCTCAAGCTGTACGAGAGCCTCGCCCTGATATAAGCTATAGGCAGTCAGGAGTTCTTGCAGATGGCAGTACAGGGGAAGGTAGCCGAGTATTCCAGTGGGGTTGGGCACCGGTTGGTGGGGCAAGTTCAAACGATGCGGGGCTAACATCCAATGCTCTGACTTCTCCAGCGGCAATAGGCATCATAACGATTACTTAGGAGTAAATTATGAAACACTCAGACATAGCAAAAGACAAGCCGGTTATGGAAAAGATCGCCAAGAAGGCGGTTAAAGGCCATGAGAAGCAGATGCACGGCATGAAAAAGGGCGGCGTTACTGGCGAAGCCATGAAGAAAATGGGCCGCAACCTCGCTCGTGCAGCAAACCAACGGAGCCGGTAGTGGCTAAGTTCTCCCAGAAATTGGGTGGCAAAGAAGTCGGTCAGGCGTCTGTGTATGCCGCACCGCACAATATGGCTGGAGGCCCTATGGAAATGAAAAAATATTCTGACCCAATGCGTCAGATCGCCAGCGACTTTAAACCCGGCAAACCCACAGGTCGTGTAAGTCTGGGTGATCCTGCTCGGGAAGATACAAAGACGGATGGTATTAAGGTACGCGGCACAGGTGCTGCGACTAAGGGTTTAAAAGCCCGTGGCCCAATGGCATAAGAGATAAAACGTGGACTACACAACGCTATTTAATACAGTCAAAAGCTATTTGCAGAATGACTTCCCGGATACTGTGTTCTCGGACACGGCGGGGACTGGCCTTGCTGTAGTCACAAGCGCTGAGCAGATTGGTACGTTCATCAAGCAGGCGGAGAGTCGTATCTATAACTCGGTGCAGATTCCTGCCTTGCGCAAGAATATGGTGGGTGTAACCTCTGCGGGCAATAAGTACCTTTCTTGCCCAACTGACTTCTTGTCCGTCTTTTCAATGGCGGTTATCGAGAACATAAGCACCCCTGCCGAGAACTACACGTTCTTACTTAACAAAGACGTAAACTTTATTCGTGCTGCGTACCCTAGTTCGCAAAGCCGGGGGTTGCCTGAATACTACTCTTTGTTTGGCCCGACGGTTGTGACGAATGTTATTACCAACGAGCTTAGCTTTATTCTCGGCCCAACTCCCGACGATGCATATGCCGTAGAGTTGCACTATTACTACTACCCCGAATCAATCGTAACTGCTGGTAATACATGGCTTAGTGACAACTACGACCCTGTTTTGCTCTATGGCACTTTGGTTGAGGCATACACGTTCCTTAAAGGTGAAGCCGATATGTTCGCGGAGTACAAAGGAAAGTACGCTGAAGCTATGAGCCAATTGAATCGTCTGGGTACGGGTCTGGAGCGCGGTGATGCATATCGTGACGGCCAAGCAAAAATTAGGGTTAGCCCATGATCGAACAAGGACTGACCCTTAGTTTTAGGCAAGAGATGCTCCAAGCGGGGCAGAATCTGCTTACCGACACCCTGCGTATGGCACTGTACCTTGCACCAGCCGATATCGGGCCTAATACCATTGTGTACACAACTGGAAATGAGGTAGTTGGTACGGGGTATACAGCAGGTGGGGAGTTGGTTACGGGTGCGGTAATTACTACGGACGCTCAGTCACGCACCGTCTATGTTAACTTCGATAATGTGTCTTGGCCCGGCGCAAGCTTTATGGCTCGTGGGGCACTGATTTACAACGAGACCCAAGGTAACAAGTCTATTGCCGTACTGGACTTCGGTGCCGATAAGATATTTAGTAGTTTAAACAACACCGTCACTATGCCAGCAAACTCGGCAACGACGGCTCTAATTCGTTTTCCTTAAGAGGTAATCATGCCCACTATCGCAAAATCTTCAATGAGTGAAGCCATTCAGGCTGGTGTAACTAAGCCCGCCCGGGAGCAAGAACAAGCCGGGTTTGGTGGTGTGTTTAGAGTTGAATGTTTAGGTTCTGACGGCAGCTTAAAGTGGGTTGATGAGTTTCATAATCTTGTGGTCAACCAAGGCTTACAAGACCTCAATACTAAATACTTCAAAGGCACTACTTACACCGCCGCATGGTTTTTGGGTCTTGTCACTGGCCCCGGCTCAGGCACTACGTTTGCTGCGGGAGATACGTTAGCTACCCATGCCGGTTGGACTGAATATACTGCTTACTCGGGTACCCGCAAGGCAGTTACGTTTGGCACAGCCACAACGGCTGATCCATCCGTTCTTAGCAACTCTGCGGCCCCATCTCAGTTCGTTATTACTGCGCCGGGCGGCACTGTTGCTGGGGCGTTTTTATGTTCAGTTACGTCTGGCACGTCTGGCATTCTGTTCTCTGAGGGTGACTTCACTGGCGGAGACAAGATTGTTGCTGCGGGCGATACGATTAACGTAACTTATACTTTCAGCGCAGACGCTGTTTAACGGAGACACTATGGCAATGTTTAAAAAAGGCGAGACGGTCGTACTAAAGGGGGTAATTCCCCAAGGCCCCGTTGAGTCAATGCGTATGGACGAAGATGGTAACGTCCAGTATTTGATTT